TTTCTTTCGGGGTGTAGTCTATATGACCATCATATACATACTTGTTAACATAGGTCTGAGTATCAGATTCTATAGTAACATTTTGCGCAGGTAGATGATATAAATGGGCACCATCAAAATAAATAAAGATGTTCCCATCAATCAGTAAATCAATAATTAAATTCCTTTTAAAACTATTGATATCCTGAAAGGGGTTTGGCTCTTTGTTCAAGAGCAAATCTACTTTAGTTCTACGAATATTTTGAACTATTGGAGTAATACCCTGTATTTTTTCTCCAACATCAAAAGGTATATCAGAACTATCGTCAACAATCATATTGACGGCTCTATTAACTACTTCTAGTTCTTCGTAAGCAGAGCGATAATTATCTTTCTTTTCACGAGTATCTATTGATATCCCTTCTTCTAGGCCAATAAAGGTCTGAGCAGGATTTAACTTCTCATCTCTATCTATACCTAAAAATCTATCATACCATGCCATATTTGTCTCTCTGTATCTCCACCCATCTTTTCTGTTTTAGTGCTGTTGATAATTTTGGTCTCTTTCCATATATGCTGTGCAATCTCATGTGATGGGTTTTACATAATGTTGCTGCTTCGTCATATACTTCAGTAAGATGTTCCTCTATAAACTGTTCTCGAAGATTCATAATTTCATCGGCTGAGGTAATCGTAATTTTGTTATCCTTCATCCAAGTGTGTAATAACTCAGTCATTCCGTAGAAGTGGTGAAACTCCAGGTTTTCTGTGTCTCCACAGATAAAGCACTGGGTGTCTTTTTTATAGCCTGATTTGGCTTTGTCCCGTACGTACTTGACTAAATCTCTTTTTAAATCCATAAATTCCTATTACTGAAAATTATACCAAAATTTCACCTTTTTGTCAACATTTATTTTTTGGTAGGTTGTTAAATTAAAACGTATTGGCAGATGTCTCAAAAGTATACAGCGCATATCTAAGCGCATCAGCCATGTGACTTGCCATATTATGTTTTGGCTTTTCCTTCATTAAGTTCGGGTTAGGGTCCCATTGATATTGGTCCACGCATGAGAGTGCTTCAGAACATCTTTGGTCAATATGCAATAAATCATTATCAATTATACCTGCTACTTGACCTATACCATCTAGTACAGATTTCTTTGCGTTTATAGTACTAATATCATAATTTTGTGCAAAATCGTACCTAGTTTGCTGAGCTGCTGAGTCTATATAAATGTAATCAATGTTGTACTTTCGTATCATTTTATTAATTTCAATAGCATGCTGTTCAGTAGTTCTCTCAGCGTCCATATACTCATCTATTAGATAGTATTTTTTAGTGTCCCAATCATATGCTATTACGCATAGAGCTGTAGGGTCTTTGTAACCTACGTCAAGACCTGCAAAAACATCCATATTTCTTGTATCTAATTGTTCAAAGTCTCCTACCTGAGTTTCAAAGTTAAAACTCCATACTTGTCCTTCATAAGTATTAAAATCAGCAAGATATTCCTGTGCAAATTCAGCACTTGACATTGCTTTCTTTGCTTCCTTTATATCATTATCGCTAATTCTGGGATTTTCATGGTAGGTGGCTCGGATAGAGGCCCAATCTTTAAATTCGTTACTAAACCCTCTATGATAGAAATCAGCAAACCAGTTATTCCTTCCCCTTGGAGTTGAAATAAAAACTGCTTTGCTGTTTTCTTTATCTAGTGTAGGTCTAAGGGCTACATTAAAAGCATCTCTTCCATCAGCCAGGGCGGCTTCGTCAAAGATTATTAAATCATAAGACCTACCCACCGTAGAGTCTACCTGATTTACTGAACCCATTCTTATAGTAGAACCATTAGACAGTTCTATAACTTTATCTTTAGCATTATCTTTTGTAACTTCCAAATCAAAGTGTTTAATTAAACCTCTTTGTAAGTCAAAAGAAATTTGTGAAAGTGAGTAATTTGGTGACATAATTAATATGTTGGAGCCCGGCACGAGTGACACAAGCTGTCCAATGACATTTGTAATATACGTTTTTCCCTGCCTTCTCGAAAGAGCGGCACACACAAATCTATATTTTGGGTTGTTGACAGCATTGATTAACGCCATCTGTGAAGTATTAGGAGTAATTCCTAATAAGTTCATGTATTCTGTAATGGGTAATTTGATAAACCTTTCAGCTGCATCAAATTTCATAATATCAGTACTAATGATATCTGTTCTACTTATATCTAACATTTAGTGAATCGTCGTATGTTTTTTAATTAAATCTGTAAGCGTCTCTAAGTCGCGTCTTTCTAGTAGCTCGTAAGTATCACATAAGTTTAATAGATACAAGTACCCCATGCACAAACTTTGTACTTTTTCATCGGCATAAGTAACTGTACCTCTTTCTTGAGATTTCTTATCTAAATTATCAATAGTTACTGCTGCTGTTTCGGCAACATCTTTTAGCCAACCGTTTATCATTAGCTGTACTTAACTGGTGTGCCTAATACTGTCGCTGCTGCGGCGAATATTTGGTCAGTTGGGTCTTTCATGAGGAATGTTACTTCTCCGTCTGCTAATGTCATTGTACCTAATGTTACATCGGCTGCATTTGCTACAGTTACTAACTGGTTAGCATTACTATTATTAAATAGTCTTACTTCAGTTGAATCTGAAAACGTAGAGGCTGCTCCAACACTAGTACCACAGGCAGTTTCCACTGCGTATAATCTGTAGTTCATTTACTTCTCCTGTTTTTTCTTTGCTTTTTGTTCAGCTGCAATCATAGCATCGTGGATATCGACTTTACCATCTAGGTTTTTATCTTTACCATTAACTATATTCCAAACTTTTAAAGCGGTTTCTTTAATTTTATTTACCATTTTACTTTATTTGCCCAATATGCTGCTGACATTTTGCCTTTAGCTATATTTTTGGCATGACGAGCTTTGAATGAAGCTCTACGTTTTCTTTGTGCCGTTGATTTTGGAGATTTTCCTGCTCCCGACACCCCTTGTTGTCCAAACCTTATAGTTTTAACTTTTTTACCTACTTTTGCCACAACTACATGTGACTTTGTGCGGTGATTGGGCGTACGCTTTGGTTTATTATACCCTGATACGCCCACTCTTTTCAATCTTGAGTCTTTCTTTCGTCTGACAGTTCTTTTCTTTCTAACGGCCACGTCTTTTACCTCTTTTTGCAGCAGTTCTAACCATGGTAGGCTTTCCACCAACTCCCTGCTTCTTAGACCTTTTACGACTAACAGCCGATCTGATCTGACTTTTACTCATTCTGGCAGCTTTTGCAGCAGGTACACATTTAGGGTAACCTCTACCCGTCAGCTTGGCTTTAGGTCTTCCACATCTAGGATATCTGCCATTCTTTTTCTTTGCTCCTATGTTTACCCATTTTTGTCCAAACCATTTTTTAAGTCCACTAGCCACGTCTATACCTCCCTCCTGCTTTTTTGTACTCTCGTACTAGATAAGCATTAGCATATGCACTAGGATAAACAGCAAACTTTCTTTTAGTTTTTGCTTTTACCCGTGCATATAGCTTTTTGTTAGTAGGTATATTTCGTTTTTTAGGTTTTGCTGCTTTACGTCTGCGCTTAGCAGGCATGATGCTTCATACCCTTTTTCTTTTTCCCACGTTTTTTCTTTTTTGGTCTTCCAACTCTAGAACCGTAAGTACCTTTACCTTTTGGCATAATTACTCTCCTGCTTTATTTTTTGCCTTGCCTATATTTAGAGCCAATAAATCAATAAACTTATATAGTTTTCCAATCCATACATCATCTTTAGGTGTTGGAGTTGAAGCTGCAACTATACTCGCTACCGTAACAATCATTGTTATATATCCAATTAATTCCATCATGCTATCTCTCCCATAGCTTAAGAGGGCAACTTGCCTTCTTAACTCTTGCTTTTAATGGCATAAAGCATTTACATACTTTACATACCTTTAAGCGTGTGTAGTAGGGACACCTACTGCACATTTCAAGCCTAGTCTTTGCTAGGTTCATCTTTAGGCGGCATAGTAACTTCTCTATAGTATACTACTACGTCCTTAAGTTCTGTTATATATCTTTTTAGTTCTTGCATGTTGTATGCCATGACTTCATAGTCTGGTATAGTCATTGCAAGAAATACTAATTCTCCTTCTTGTTCTTCGATTCTTGCTAACTGGTCTTCCCAGTTATCAGGGTTAACCACAATCCATGTAGGGTCTTTTAAGTCGATTTCTCGCGGCATCACTGGTTGAACGATTGTTCTCTCTAGTGGTTTTGCTACGACTTCTATTTGTTTAGTTGGAATTAGGCTGCAACTGCAAACCATCATCAAGATTATCGACAGTGTCGCTAAGTTTCTCGATTTCTTCCATAATATGTTTTGTTCCATTATTTATTTTCCTTTCCATTTCTACTGGATCTGCTATTATTTTTGCGGATAACTCATAATTTTGTATAAATTGTGTGTACCTATTTAATTCTCTTTGAGCTGCTTGGCTTTTTACAGTCATAATTTGCATTTGTTCTGTTTGTAAAGCGAAGTCATTTTGTAAGGAAGCGATTGCTTCTTTCTGAGTGGCTACTGCACCCTCTAACGCTAAGTTATTGGCTGATAGTGTTTGATTTTCTTGGTATAAGTAGTAACTTCCTAAACCTAGTATTAGTATTATACCTATAAGTAATTGATTCATAGTTCCTGTATCCTATAATTAAGACCTTCTGCGCCTCTTATTTCAACTATTTCCCCCTCTTGGGTTCTAAATTTTATATAGTTGGGTTGTTTTTTGAAAAATTTAGATACAATGAACTCTTGGTCGTCTGAGTCTCCCCATGTTGCATTATAACTTACTTTTAATAAATGGTAAGTTACAAACCAGCCTTTTAGCCAGTACCAAAACTTAATTAGTTTTTCAGGCAAGGTCTTTAATTTGCCGAAAAATTTCTTAAGAGTTTCCACTTACTTTAGCCAACCCTTCTTCTGCTAATTCTTTTGTTGCGTATCCGCACTCTCCACCTTTCCATTTGAAAAAGTACATTCCATCTCTTTCAAATATCTCTCCATCATTACTAGGAGCTTTCATTCCACTGGGCTTTGGTGCTTTCATATCTTTTGTTTTATAACCGTCTATCATTTAGGGCCTCCATTATGTTGCCTTTTTGCTTTCTTTGCTTCCCAATCCACAATAGCTTTTGATATTGCTCCTTCAGCTAGTACTGAACAGTGGAGTTTGATTGGAGGAAGTTCAAGGGCATTTGCAATGTCCTTGTCTTTTATTAATTTTGCTTCTGGTATTGTTTTTCCTTTTAACATTTCTACAAACATTGTAGAAGAAGCGATTGCGGAACCACAACCATAAGTCTTAAACTTAACATCTAGTATTCTATCGTTATCGTCTAGCTTTAGGTCTAGTTTCATTACGTCGCCACAGGCAGGTGCTCCCACCATACCTGTAGCAACCATTGGGTCTTTAGGGTCAAACCTACCGACCGAGTGTTTTGCGGGATTATTCAGTACATCTTCAAATCTGTCAACTACTTTCTGAGAGTAAGCCATTAGAAAATGTAATAAACTCCTATATTTGCATTGTCAGTAAACTGACCTTGTCTTGCATCTTCATAGATTTCTGCATTAACATACCACCTGTCTCCAAGCATTTTGCCCATGGTTACTTTCCAAAAGTCACTATCTTCATCGAATCTACCATAAGTTACACCTGCGTCTACCCATTTAATAAATGGTAAAGTATAACCTACTTCCATGTAAGTATTGTCTGAGTTGCTTAAGTCCATGTAGTATCCTACAGATAAACCTTTCAAGCCTACTTTTACAAAACCTTCTTCGATATCTTCATATCCGCCTTTGTCCCAGTTATACTGGATTACGCCAACGTCTATAGACCATTTGTCGGATAGCCATAATTCATATCCTCCATAGAAGTCCATTTCATAAGAAGCTTCATCTCCGAAGTCAACTTGTGAAGCCCATACACCACCGTATAGACCATTCTTTTCAAGCATTAAATCTAATTGCATAGCGCCACTTCCTGCACTTTGAGAGACTCCTCTCCATACATAGTCAGTAGTATATCCTACATTTCCACTAAAGTCTGCGAAAGCAGGTAGTGTGCATAAAGATAATGCTAGTGCTAAAATTTTGTTTTTCATATGTCTTATTTCCTTTTTTAACCGTGCATCATTAGGATGCTGATAATAACTCCCATGGCTCCTACGATTATAGTTCCACAAGCACCTATTGCTATGGTTTCTAATCTACCAATATTGTTGTCAATAGAGTCGAGCCTGGAAAAGCAAGTCTTCCAGCGTTCATCACACTGTACTTCGTGTGTTGACATTCTCTTGTCTAGTTCTATAATATCTTCGTGGTCTTTATTAAGAGGCGTATTCATGTAAGGTATCCTGGTTCTTTGAATTAAAATTCTATAGTGTAAATTATATCAAAATTGAAACTCGATGTCAAGATATATTTTTCACTTGGTGATAGTATATATCTTAACTGGTTCCGATTTTCCTTTGACTGTTACATTATCTAGATAGGTATAGTCAAACCCATCTACTAAGCTGTGTTCCGAAATTATTAAATCTGCATCATAATTTTTACAACTTGATTCTAACCTAGCTGCAAGATTAACAGCATCACCCAGAACGGAGTAGTCAAACCTAGTAGAACTACCAAAGTTTCCAACAACGCAAGGCCCCGTATTGATTCCGGCTCCGGTGTGAATCTGATCCAATCCCTCTTCCTTAAGTTTTTCATTCAATTTTCCTAGTGCTACTCTCATTTCAAGTGCGCATTCTGTGGCTTTTCTTTCTTGTTCCTCTACATCGAGAGGGGCGTTCCAGAAAGCCATAATGCAATCGCCCATATATTTATCTATTGTTCCTTCGTGTTTAAGAATTATCTCAGTCTGATTGTCAAGAAAACGATTTATCAGCGCTGTAAGACCTTGTGGGTCTGATTGGTATTTTTCAGAAATTGGTGTGAATCCTCGAATGTCAGAAAAAAGAAAAGTTAGTCGTTTTGTCTCCCCACCCAATCTCAGTAGTGATGGGTCTTTTTGTAATTTTTTTACCAAGGCAGGGCTTACGTATGTCCCGAATTGTTTTTTAACTTCCATTCTCATGAAATACTGCTGTAAAAAATTCCTGAAAGTTACGATAGAAAAGAAAAGAAATCCGACAACCATAGTGCCAGAAACGTCAAGTAAGTAGGAAGATTGATATGCATACCAGCTACCATACATAAGTCCGCCCATGCTTGTTAAAAATATTGGTGCTGAAAAATAAACATTAGAAGCCGCTATTAGTAGTATAACTATTAATAGCAGTACGGCCCCTAACTCCGCTGCAGGAGCCCACACAGGTTGAACAGGACTTGTTCCTTGTATTAAGTGATGTAGAACATTTGCTTGTACCTCGTGTGGGTAAATAGCCCCGCCCGCAGTAGGAACAGGATTAACTACTCCTTCTGCTGTAACTCCAAAGATTACAAAAGCGGCGCCTTCCATAGGCTGCTGAATAAATTCAGCTGCAGACTGCCTGTGAAAATTTATGTTAGATGTTATCCAGATTCTAGAATTAGAGTCTGTGTTGATAACTGGATAGTTAGGTATTCTTAGCCATTCAATACCAGTTTCTTTTGTACTAATTTGATAGCTTGGGTCTCCAACTCCTACCCTCAGCATTTCTAGTGCAAAAGAGGGAAATAGTTTACCTCCGCTTCCTACGACTAGCGGCAAACGTCTTACGACGCCGTCTAGCTCCGGACTTGAGTTTATTAGTCCTACGCCTACGGCGGAGTGTTGTTGTCGTAAAATTCCTGGGTATTGATATAGCCATTCTTGGGGGTCACCTCCTAATTGTGCAGTACCTACATGAGGTCCTACTTGCGTTGCTTGGTTAGAAGCAGTATATGCCAAAACAGCAGGATTAGTTAATAAGGCTTCCGCCAATATTGCATCTTCTCCTGCACCTCTCAAATCAGGGTCTGGCATAAGTACTGTGACTCCCGCCGTTCCCTGCGTTCTATTAATTAGTGTTGCGTATAAACTTCTTGGTAGAGGATAACCACCGTAGGCCTCTACTATTTCTTCGTCCAAATCTACAAGTAATATCATATTATCTTGCACAGGCTTTTGCTGGCTCATTAACCAGTCGAAGGTTTTTAGTTCTAGAATTTGTAAGGGTGAAGGATTCCAAGCTAGAATAGCTAGGAGTGCGCCCCCTATGAGTATATTAGTAAAGTGCTTCATTTATACTCCAAAAAGATAATAGCATAAATCCAAATACACATATTTGTATTATAGATGCCCAGGCTATTTGTTTCATTGGGTGTACTTCCGTTAATTTTTCTACCCAGCTCTCACTAGGTGATAGATTTACTACTTGTAGTAATTTTTCTTGTTTCATATTAGTATATTAAGTATTGTCCCCTTCTTCGTTAGAGGGAATCCGTATTTTAGATAGAGAAATCTTCTCCTGTTGTTCTTTTTCATGAATATAATCTTTTAAGTCAATTAGGTAAGACTTCAACCTATAATGGAGACCCATATGTAATGCATAATTCTCTTTGTCTTTGACAGCTTGGTCAAGATGAAAGTCACAGGCATGTAAAACCACAGCAATAGAATCCTGGTATGGAGCGCGGGTAAATGTGCTAAATGTTCTTTTAATCTTGGAGTCCATTTTTTCATAATTATTGTTGGGTAATAGTAATCGTTTTGTTGCAACTAGCACTACAATTAAATGTAGCTGTATAGCTTTGATTACTTGACCCAAGTTGGTCTACATCTACATTATAGTTATCTGTAGTGAATACCATGTTGGCTGTGTGAGCTCCCGCTCCGCTTTGTGTTAAATTAACGTTTGTATTATCCGCATCCGCATTTAAAAGGATGTCGGCGTCTTTGTTTCCCGTCCCGCTCTGCGTGACCACCACTGTGTTATTATCCGCATAGTTATTGTTCCAGATATAAGTATTGTGTAGCCCAGAACCAGACTGATGAATAGTAAAATCAGAATTGTCGCCGAAAGCCATAATTTTAGCGTATTTACTATTCCCAATTTGAGTGATGCTGTATTCATTATCATCTCCTGTTCCTAACTGTTCAGCATGATTGCTGTTTCCTGTTTGCGTGATAGAAGAAGTATTGTCGTCCTCATCTTGGTCAATGTATGCAAAATTATCATTTCCACTAATAGTAATAGTATTAGTACTACCTACATTATTTGACCATACAGTATACATTCTAGTAGTATTACTATTGCCGTCAATTGTTGTATTCCAGTTTGCACCGCTACAGGTATGAGCAACATAGTTGCTGCCGGGTACAGAGCCATTTGAACCCGCACCACAGAGAATAGTAGTATCATTACTATTTCCGATTTGTTTCGTAGTTATAGAGTTATTACTACCTTTAGTAAGAATAGTAATAGTATTATCCCCAGCAAAGCTAGGGAGACTGATTAATGATAATAACATTATCGCCCGCACCATTGATACTTACCTCCATAATCACTCCCGCATTGTTAATGTATAAATAGGTACCTGCGTTGATATCAATACCTATATCATAATTATTCACTCCTTCGTGAACAAAATAAATTAATCCTTCTTCTACGAAGGTGTATGTTTGGTATACAGGGTCAAAGCCTGCTATTATACCTTCAAGTTCTACTCCGTTTAATTCTGAAGTTTGTCCTCTCTTTTTGCTTGTAGTCTCTACCAATGCTAGTAAATCTACAAGAAACTCTACACTCAGTAAATCAATGTCTAGTCTTGTGACTTCTTTGTCTTCGCCACAATCTTCTACTAGAGCATCGCAATCTAAATCTGGTGCATCTTCAAAGAAGTCTTTATCTAAATCTGCAGTAGGCGACACGCCTGCTTGTTGTTCTTCTACTGCTTGTTCGACTTCTTCGGGTCTTTGAACAATCAACATATTGTCAATCATTCCTAGTGTCATGTTTGCTAAGGTTACGGCTTGTGTGGGCGGTTGTTCCCATGCTGAAACCATTGTTGCTTGAAAAGCTTCGTTGAGTATTTCTACTCCTGCTGCAGTGGTTACTGTTATCTCTCCTGATGAATCGCCATTCTCATCTGGTAGTAGGATAACTAGACTTCTGCCTAATTCGTCTACAGTTGTTGTAAAATCTGTACCACGAATACCGATGGTTGCTGTTGGAGTATTGATTGTTATATTTTCTTTATCAATTTTTCCAAAAGCGCCCGAGATGAATCGAGCTGTGCCAGATGCCATGTTTAGAGCCATCTTACTCTTACTTGGGTCTGGGTCAAAGATATACTCATCTATTACTAACTTAGAATGTTCTGTAAGTTTTACAATAGAGGAGTCTAAGAATTCGATTGCAAGTCTACCGTTTCCAGTTCTTACATCATCGAATGAGAAGATATCTGAATCTATTTCAGCAGTAAAAGAGTCAGTAGAGTTTACTCTAGTAATTTCTCCATTACCTCGTAGTTCAGATATCTCTCCGATTTCTGTCGTAAAAGCTGGTATACTAAAAAGTATTAACAGCCAGATGCGCATTGGTCTACATTAATAGTACCGTTTGATGTGGTAGATATTATGTTAGCAACGTTTGTACTTGCAGTATCAGTTTGGTCAATAGTTACAGTATTAGAACTTCCAGTCAAAGTAGCTGTGATCTGATGATCCGCAGAACCTGTCTG